CCACATGCTCAAAACCCTGGTTGCAATAAACACGGCGGCCCAGATCGAGATAGGTGTTGGTTATGTCGCGCGGGCTGAGTAAGCCGTAATTACGGCCGGTCAGCGCGCTGAATACCTCATACGGGCCCACTAGCGTTTGCTGCAAGCCATCAAGAGTCGGGATGGATGATGGGGTTTGAGCAGGCGACCCAAAGCGGGCGGCAAAGCGGTTTAAAAACGACATTTCGAAAATCTCCGGTCTCCTTGCTAGCAAATTAGGCAGGGGTGTTCAACACAAACTGTCTAAAATTGGAGGGATTATGAAGCAGAACAGGGGCCTCTCGGCCTGTCAGCACAAGGCGCCCAGCGCCTTTTTATTGAAAGCAATCAATGATGAGAAAGGCATCATCGAGGGCTATGCCTCTCTTTACCATATTGAGGATAGCGACGGCGACGTGGTGATGCCCGGCGCGTTTGACGCCAGTGTGCGCGCGCTGAGCAAGGCCGACCGTCCGCTGCCGTTGCTCTGGCAGCATGACATTGCCCAGCCCATCGGTATCTGGCAGCTGGTCAAGAGTGACAGCACCGGTTTGTTTGTGCGCGGGCAGCTGTTCATTCATGACGTGGCGCGCGCGGCTGAGGCCTATGCTCTGCTCAAGCGTAAGGCGCTGTCGGGCCTGTCGATCGGGTACAAGGTGGTGGACGCCCTGCGTGACCGCCAGCGCGGCGTGCAGCTGCTCAAGAGCATTGCCCTTTACGAGATTTCATTAGTCACCTTTCCCGCGCTGGAAGCGGCGCGGGTCAGTGGTGTGAAGGCCCGCTTGCCGGGCGCAGCGCTGCTCAGTCAGCCACCATTGGTGGGGGCGCTGCAGGACTTAACCTGCAGCATCCGTGCGGCCATGCCCGCATCCGCTTCCCGTTCAACCAGCAAGGAGTAGAGAATGGATTCATATACCGAAACCCGTACCGCGATTGATGACATGCAGCGCCAGTTTCAGGCGTTCAAGTCAGCCCATGAGGATGAGCTGACGCAGCTGCGCACCAAAGGCGCGGTCGATGCCGTCACCACCGACAAGCTCAATCGCCTCAACAGCCTGATCGATGGCCTGCAGGACAAGATCACCCGTCAGGGCATTGCCGCCAAGCGTAGCGGCAAGTCAATGGAGAGTGCTGCGTACGATCCCATGGCCGATGAGCATGGCAAGGCGTTTAACGCCTTCCTGCGCAAGGGTGTGGATGGCGAGCTGCTGGCGCTTGAGCGCAAGGCCATGACGGTCGGCTCTGACCCGGAAGGTGGCTATATGGTGCCAGCTGACCTGAGCGGCCGCATTGCCACGCGCCTGCGTGACTTCACGCCGCTGCGCCAGCTGGCCAGTGTCATCGAGATTTCGAGCGATGCGCTGGAAATGCTGTCCGACCGCAACGAGGCCGAAGCCAGCTGGGTGTCCGAAACCGCCAGCCGCGCCGAAACCGCCACGCCCGCGCTGGGCAAGGTGCGTATTCCCGTGCATGAAATTGCCGCGCAGCCCAAGGTCAGCCAGAAGCTGCTGGATGATGCCGCCATCAATGTCGAGGAATATCTGGGCCAGAAGGTGGCCGACCGCATGGCCCGCCGCGAGGCGGACGCCTTTATCAATGGGGATGGGGTGAGCCGCCCGCGTGGTCTGCTCAGCTACACCACCTCCACCGCTGATGATGATACGCGCAGCTGGGGCCAGCTGCAGTATGTGGCGTCAGGTCTGGCGGGTGGTTTTGCCTCCACCAATCCGGCCGACAAGCTGCTTGATCTTGTTTACAAGCTCAAGGCGGCGCATCTGCCCAAAGCCAGCTGGCTGATGCCGCGCTCGGTCTCGGCGGCCATTCGCAAGCTCAAGGGCGGGGATGGCAATTACATCTGGCAGGTTAGCCTGCAGGGCGGTCAGCCGCCCACGCTGCTGGGTTTTCCGGTGTTCTTTGCCGAGGACATGCCGGCGCTGGCCGCCAATTCGCTCTCGCTGGCGTTTGGCGATTTTGGCGAAGGCTATACCATTGTCGACCGCACCGGCATTCGCATGCTGCGTGACCCCTATACCGACAAGCCCAATGTGAAGTTCTACACCACCAAGCGTGTCGGCGGTGATGTGGTCAACTTTGACGCCATCAAGCTGATGAAGTTCAGCGCATCCTGATTGAGGAGACAATCCATGACCGTTCGTGATCTGAAAAACAATATCGACGCGGCCCATAGCCTGGAGCCAGCCGTGCGTCCCACCGGCACCTATAACGGCACTGCCGTTGATCTGGCCGGGTATCATGCCGCGCTGCTGCTGCTGTATGTGGGCGCTTATACCAATGGCACCCACACCCCCACGCTGGAGCATTCGGACGATAATGTCAGCTTCACCACCGCCAGCGCGGCTGAGCTGGATGGCAGCTTTACGCCCATCAGTTCGGCTGGCAGTGCCAACAGCGTGCAGCGCGTGGGCTACCGTGGCAGCAAGCGCTATGTGCGTGCGGTGATGAATGTGGCCAGCGGTGCCACCGGCGCCGCTTCAGCCGCGCTTATTGTGCGCGGTATGGCGGTGACGCAGCCGGTCTAACCGGCGCGTAGGGGAATGGCGCGGCGGATGGTGTTAGGCCGCCTGCAGGTGTCCTTGTTCCAGAACCCGATGGATCACCCGGCGCAACATGCGCAGGGAGAATTGAAAACTGACCGGATCCGGCACCACGCTGATGCGCGGTGCTGGCTGCCAGACGGGGCGCGGCTGGACCTGTTCCAGCTCGATCATGCGGCGCACCACGCGCCGGGTCAGGTTCAAACTGATGCGGAAGGAATGCTGGATGGAATTATCCTGCTGCGCGGGCCGTCCGGCCGCGCCATTTTCAAAAATGCTGCTCATGTCTGAACTCCCGCGACTTATCGTCGTACCGTTCAGTCTAGGCGATGGGTAGTTAAGGTCCGCTTAACTTTGATCGGGCCTTCCAACATTTAACATGCAAACAGGAGAGATTATGGCGGATTTTTTCGCAACGCACAGTGCTGGCCTCGATAGTCCGGCGCAAAAGGCCTTCGCCATTACGGCGGATGACAATAACGATCTGGCCGTGACCACGCGCGCCGTTTATAGCGGCGCTGGCGGTACGCTGGTGGCCATTCTGGCGGATGATGCCAGCGCTGTGACCTTTAGCAATCTGCCCGCCGGGCAGGTGCTGCCCATTCGCGTGCGCCGGGTGCTGGCCACAGGCACCAGCGCGGGCATCAACCTCATCGGGCTGGCGTAATCATGTTTTTGGGCCTGTCCACGCGCATCACCCGGCCCGGCGGCAGTGATGCGCCAACCCTGACGCTGGAGCTGCTGAAAAACTCGCTCGACAGCCGCCTGACATTTTCACGCGCCTCAAGCGCCACCGATATTGTAAGCGGCGTGCTGACAACATACGCCGCCGATGTGCCGCGCATCACACTGGCCGAGGGGCTGTTGCTGGAGGAAAGCCGCACCAATCTGCTCTATCCGTCTGAAGCGCTCGCCAGTCCGTGGGCAACAGCGGGGGCAAGTCTGGTGCTGGATAATGCGGTGCTCAATCCAACTGGCACTGGCGGGGCCTATAAGCTGACTGAAGGCACATCAACCGGCGCGCATGAAGCGTCGCGGCAGGTCAGTAGCCTGACGGCGAGCAGCAAATATGCACAGTCCGTCTTTCTCAAGGCAGCCGGGCGTAGCTATGCGCAAGTCACCAGCTGGGACGGCAACGCCGCCACGCTGGGTACAGCAGTTGTAAACCTGACCGATGGCACAGTCCTGAGTGGCAGCGCCAATGTGCAGGCCTGCGCCAATGGCTGGTACCGGGTGTTGATGGCCGGAACGCTGGGCGCCAGCGCCACCAGCAACTTTCTGATTGTGCGGCCGCATAATGGCACTAGCACTAACTACACCGGCGATGGCAGCTCGGGCGTCTATGTCTGGGGCGCGCAGATGGAGGCAGGCGCGTTTTGCAGCTCTTACATTCCCGCCAGTGCCAGCGCGGCCACGCGTGCGGCTGACAGCTGCAGCATGAATGTAGCATCGCTGCTCAATCTGAGCGAAGGCACTGTGTGGGTAGAGGCCAAGTCCGGCAGCGGGGCCGATGCTGCCGCTGCTACCAGCCCGCGCCTGCTGCGCCTTGATGATGGCAGCAGCACCAATCTGCATGAGATCCGCCGTAATGCAGCAGATAACGTGCTGCGC